CTAGTATGTTGTTAGACCGTCTAGCCATAACCGCTCCTTATGATTTTCTCATTTCAGTAAGCACATCTTGCTGATACTGATAGTTAGCACCCATCTTCAGACCACTACCAATTGCACCCATGAATGCCGCTGACGCTTTAGCATTAGCTTCTTGTATCTGGTTGCGGGCTTCGTTCTGTGCAACGGTTGTCTGGTTGATGTAGTTAATCTCTGCGCCGGTCTTCTCAGACTCTAACGCCCAGAACATACGTTGCTGATTGCGATCCATACGGACAGCATCAAGACTGTCACCGTACATCTGTTCGAATGCAATAGTACCCAACGATGAATCTGACAAGGCAGTCTCAGCGGCACGGAATGTTCCCATCGCGTAGTTCGCCTCTCTGATCTTGTCAGACTTTTCGTTCATCGCATCGATTTGCTCTTCAGCGATCTTACGGTTTGTCTCAGCGTACTTGGCTTCGGTGTTTGCCTTTGCTGCCGCGTACTGTGACTTTGCGTTCTCAGCCGCCGCGTTTGCCGCTTTCTTAGCTTGCTGTTGCGCTGCCATAGCACCGACAGCGGTGATTGCTAATTGCGCGATCAATGTCATACACATATCAATTACCCCTGTCTGGTGATTTCGTTGAAGTAGCCCACATAGTCGATGGACGTGATGTTGAATGGTTTCTCTGTGTCATTAAATATTCTGATTTTTACCTTCGAGGCATTAGCCCTGACAGGCACTCTGAACTGTCCTAGTTCCTCGACAGGTGCAACACCAACCTTTGATGTACCACTGCCAACCACACGACCAGTAAACTGGAACGTGATAGGGTTACGGAATTCAGGCGTAATTTCGACTTTGAAGAAACCTGTAGTCTTGAAGTTAAACGCAATATTACGAAGCTGGAAACGACCAGACGTAATAGCGATACGCAAGTTGTTAGGGTCACGCGGATACAAGTTTGACAGCGTCACAGATGACGTGAAAACTTCACCGATTAACGCTTCACCACCGCTGTAGTTCCCCACCGTAGTGATGGTCGTTCCTGTCGGGTATGAGACGTTAAGGACTTCACCAACCTGACCAGCCGGAAAGTCTGTCGAAAGAACGATGCTGGATGCGTCTTGATGATTATACGGTGTTGTCCACGTTGTGAGATTTGTTGTGACATCATACACACCGGTGACTTTAACTTGCCTGTCCATAGCGATTTGGTATGGATGCTTGTCGGCAGATAGTTCGTACCGTAGGAAAGTTTTCTCGAAGAATACTGTACCGTTCCGCGAGAGTACCATGTAGAGTTCGCCATCGATAACTTCCATCCATTTAATTTTAGAGCCAGTTCCATATGTCCAACGCGCCCACGCAGACTGAGCCTTTGCACCACCATCCGAATACATCTTATAGATATACAGAGCGTTAGGCTCTTCTTCGGTCAGTAACATCAGCATATCGTTAGTAGGGTCGCCCGCCATCCGCTCGATAGGCGCAGGGATGTACCCAAGCGCGTGTAGCGTAATGTCAGACGCTACGTTAGACACCTGTTCGTCAGAGTATGTGTATTCAAAGACAATAGCGTCACGACCAGACTTAGCCGCAAAGTACAGCTTGTTACCTAGCGTTATAGGCTTACACTTTTCTTCTGTCAGATATGATGTCGCAAGGTCAACTGTCGCTGTCTTAGGAGCAAGAACCGCCGCACCCGCAACCTCAAACTGTGCCTTGTTAGATGTCAGGAAGAGGGCTTTACGGAAGCCCACGGCGTGACGTAGGTCGTTCACTGTTTCAGATGATGCAGTTAGACCAAAAGCATCGGAGTCTAGCGTCTGAGTGCTAAAGTCAGGCCAGAAGGTAAAGTACTTACCGGACTGACTGAAGTGTACATTCTCACCAGACACAAGGGCTAGACGATTACGGTGGAAAGCCAACGCACTAATCTTATTACCTATGAATTCTGGTGGTGGTACAATCTCATTATCACCTGATATTCTTTCTGGATAATCACCCTCGCGGAACGTAAATGTTCCATCAGCTTCACGCACAAGGAAGTGTGGCATGGTTGTAGTATCGAATTCATTTTCCTCATACGGATTGATACTCTCGATCCAACCACCTTCGTCAGCACTATATTCCGCCCAATAACCAAACTGGTCACCATCGATGTTCTGACCGACACGAATGAAGTAACCATCTGGGGCTTGCGCTGGGAGATACTCACGTTGTGGCACAGTGTCTGTCATAGTCCAGAAACCGTAAGTAGCGTCAGACCCTGAGTGCCTTATCCTAAAGTCCTGATTACCGGTTATAACAATTGTTTCACCAATTCTTGCCTTTGTGAAACCACTAGGCAGTGACAAGTTAGCATCAACGTGATCAGCTAACTGTGTGTTCGACTGTGCGGTGGTCAGTGTGTTGCTATAGTAGTTTGTGTAAGTCACACCATCATCTAGTGAAATGTCAATCTTGTAAGTTGTGTTGGAATTCGTAGTACGACAATTGACAAGAGCGCGAGGTGACTGTGTGTAGCTGTTAGGTAACATCTGTGCTTCGACAGTTGCGTTTGCAATAATCGTAAAGTCAGCGATAGTTACAAAACTAAAGTTATCTTTCTCATTGGTAGCGGCAAGATATGTCTTACCGTCCGGAAAGGCTACAGTTTGTTCCACACCTTCTAAGTCGAACACTTTTAGATCATTATCGTTAATGATAATCATATAGCGTTCAATAGCGTCTCTAGAGTACGCATAGATAGCTGGTGTATCTGTATCACCTACAGATGCAATGTTTGTGATGTGACGTGATGCAGGGCGGTTTTCAATACCACCTGTCACGATAGAAACTAGAATGTTATCTGCCTCTTCAACCTGACCGGGCAGACGCACGGGATCAGGCTGACGAGACACCCCCTGATACATCGTCTTGATAGACTGCTCGACCAGTTTACCCATGAGTTATCTCCCCCAGCTTGGATGAAATCTATATGTGGCATAAGACACATGAGGACTCGATTTGATAATGTTGTTGTCTTCATTCTCCGCTTCCGCATCCTGAAGACCAGCCCATGCCTCTGCTTCAGCGCGGACAGTAAATGAGTCTAGTGACGCAGAGCCTAATGCGGACTCTTGGAATTTACGCGCTGCTCTAGCGGCGATGTAGTTCTGTAGTTCGACAGTCAATTCATCGAATGGGATATCAATAATCAGATCGACCACTAGGTCTTTATCAAATGTGTACTCACGTTCTGATATGTTGAATAGCTTGCGCTTACCATTAGAGTATCGCTGTACAACATTAGTATCTTTATCACCACCGGTGCTATCGACCCGTAAGTAGATATTAGATAGTAGAATTTCGTTGTTTGCGTCACGCTTCAGCGTCACGTTCTTTTCAATGTTCTGATGCCAGCCGCGAGACAGTATTTCTACCCGTACTTCGTCCAGCTTGGATTCAGCCGCTTCAGCGTCAGGCAAACCAGATGTCAGGCTAGATACCGGTGACTCACCAATAGCATCCAGAACGATGTTTACGGCTTCAAGTTTAGTAAGCATCATTCACTCCTGTAAAAAAAAGGGAGAGCCACTTGGACTCTCCCGATAAATTAGGCTGTCTTAAATTCGATAGCCATTTCTGGGCGCATAGTGCCGTGACCTACGAACATCTTGGCAACCATGAAGTCCTCAAGACGGCGAACATCGCGCTCTGTTTCCATGCTGATATCCATCAGCTTAACAGTAGCTACAGCCTGTGGACACCACATAACACCAACGGTGTTTGAGAAGTCAGCACGATACTTAGAGTACACACCGGTTGCGGCGGACTCGTCAGCGGCTGGGATGTTGCGTGACTTGACGATTGTGACACCATCGATCTTGATGGTTTCTGCGCGGCTTGAGATACCACCGGCAGTGTCAGCTTGGAAGTCACGGTTCAGTACGAGGTACTGACCATTAGCGTCTTTCGCGTACTTGATCGCGTCAAAGACTTCAGTAGTAACCGCAAGGTAACGCGGCATATCTTCTGGAACGTCTTTGTTAAACAGACGGATGTTTGCGTCACGAATTGCGTCAATCCAATCGATGCCATCATAGACACCGGCGGTTGCCGCAAGTGATGCGTCAACGATAGATTCACCACCAGGGAACGGAGAAGAACCAGCATCGCGGGCTGCAAGGATCAACTGACGGAATACGTTCTGGTCGAACACTTTAGCCAATGCAGTACCCATTTCTTTTGAAATGATGCTACGCATATCGAAGTGAGACAGAATGCGATCCAAGTCAGCAATCGCATAGTGCGATACAAGGATATCATCTACGTTAATGGTGAGTTCACCAGTTGTGAAATCATTGCCCAGCAATTCTGTGCCGGGTGTATGATATTCTGCTTCCGCTTTCCATGTCTTTGGAAAACGGTAAGATTTAGCACCGCCGCTAAGAGACTTGATAGTGTGCTTATCGAGAGTTACGGTTGCGTTATCGAAGGCCGTAATAATCTCTCCGCCAAAAATATCAAGGTAAAGGGAGCGATTATCTACGGGAGACGATTGTCCTTTACCAAAGCGGACGGGAGAAGAGGCTGTACCTGTAGCCATAGTATTTTCTCCTATCGAGAGTTTGAGTTTAGTGTTTGACGGTTTATCACTCTCTTCCACACAGATTATCCGACTTATCGGGTCTGCTGTACTACGTTGTGCATCAACCTATGCCGCGACTTTATCGGGCAGAAGGACACCTAATTAGTAAAAAATAGGGAGTCCGAAGACCCCCCATTCTTATTGTGCGTCTAGATCCCATGTAGCGGATTGCATCTTACGCATCACTTCTTGTCGGAATGATGGGTCTGATGTGTACCTTGGGTCAGACATATCTGACTTCATTTCAGACTTAGAGCGGTAACCAAAGGTCGATCCGTTCTGTTGTTGTCCTGTCATCAAGTTAGGTTCAGCGACACGATTGGGCGCGTTGTCACCCATACGAACACGGATAGCGTCCGCAGCGATGCGCCATTCAGGAGTGCCTAGCAAATTATTATATTGCTCGATCTCACCTTCACTGAGGTTATTAAGACCCCAATCCACCATGTCACGCCATGCCTGTTCGCCGCCAACGTAGTCTAATGCTTCGCTGATGGTTTGCTCACGTCTGAAGTTCAGGTTCTCGACATATGTTTCTACAATGTCTCGCGGAAGTCCCACCCGCTCCAAGGCAACCATCGCGTCTTCTGCGAGTTCACCGTTGTCTTCGAGTTGTTGTCGCAAGACATTTGGGTCGAGTCCGGCTTGGGTGATGATGTCGTTGACGGCTGTTTGTTGCTCCGTCTCCTCACCGGTCTGTTGATCTTCCACCTGTTCTTCTGATTGCTGTTGTTGCAATCTGTAAGCAAGTTCTTTGGCATGGTTCTCCCAATTATATTCACCAGTAGATTGATCGTAGAACTTCTCGTATCCGCCTTCTGGCATGGGCTGAACCGGTACGGGATCAGGCTGATTACCTAATTCTGCTTCAGCGTCCTGACCTTGAAATCTGTCAATCATTTGCTGATTGTATTCGTCAGACCCCGGCACAACTTGTGCA